GAACCCCGGGTACCTCGCAGTACAACGGTTTTCAAGACCGCCGCAATCGACCACTCTGCCACCTCTCCAAGACTCCTTTTCAGAAGTACTTTCCGTTGAAAGCGCTGCAAAGGTACAACTTTATTTTAAATAAGCAAATAGTTTACCAGTTTTTTTGCTATAAAATTTTCAAATCGTATTTTTGCATACGAATAATAAACGAAAGAAATAAATCATGATATACCCTCAGAATTTCGAACAGAAAATAGGTTTCGATTCCATCCGTCATTTACTAAAAGAGAAATGTCTCAGCACATTAGGTCAAGAAAGAGTAGATGAAATGAACTTCTCAGAATCCTTTAAGGATATTAATGAATGGCTGGAACAGGTGATGGAATTCATACGCATCATACAAGAGGAAGACAGTTTTCCCGACCAATATTTTTTTGATGTACGCCCATCACTAAAACGTATCCGCGTAGAAGGTATGTATTTGGATGAGCAAGAACTGTTTGATTTACGCCGTTCTTTAGAAACAATTCGTGATATCATCCATTTTCTGACACTGACCCCGAATGACGAAGAACAAGAAAAAGAAAACTCCCCCTACCCTGCCCTACAAAAACTGGCAGGAGATATTATCGTGTTTCCTCAACTCATTACGCGTATTAACAACATCTTAGACAAATTCGGAAAAATCAAAGACAACGCTTCTTCCGAATTATTACGCATCCGCAGAGAGTTGGCCTCAACAGCCGGAAGCATATCACGCAGTTTGAATGCAATTCTACGCAACGCTCAAGCAGAAGGTTATGTTGATAAAGATGTAACTCCTACCATGCGTGACGGAAGACTCGTCATCCCTGTCGCACCGGGATTAAAACGGAAAATCAAGGGAATTGTACACGATGAATCATCCACCGGCAAAACAGTTTTCATAGAACCGGCCGAAGTAGTGGAAGCAAACAATAGAATACGGGAATTGGAAGGAGAAGAACGCCGGGAAATCATCCGTATCCTGACAGATTTCTCTATCATAATCCGCCCACAGGTCCCCGCCATCCTCCAGTCATACGAATTTTTGGCAGAAATTGATTTCATCCGTGCCAAAGCCCATTTTTCCATTCAGACGAACGCTACCAAACCATCATTGGAAGACAAACAGATTTTGGACTGGACCATGGCCATACACCCACTATTGCAACTCTCGCTGGCCAAGCATAATAAAAAGGTTGTTCCTCTAGATATAGAACTAACTAAAAATCAACGCATTCTAATTATATCCGGACCGAATGCCGGAGGTAAATCCGTTTGTCTGAAGACTGTGGGATTACTACAATATATGTTACAATGTGGTATGCCGGTTCCGATGCATGAACGTAGCCATGCCGGATTATTCGGCAGTATCTTTATAGACATAGGTGACGAACAAAGTATCGAAGACGATCTGAGTACCTACTCCTCACACCTTACCAACATGAGAACAATGATGAAAAGCTGTAACGAACGCAGCCTTATCCTCATTGATGAATTCGGCGGAGGTACAGAACCACAAATTGGAGGAGCCATAGCTGAAGCTGTGTTGAAACGTTTCAATGAAAAGGGCACATTCGGCGTTATCACCACTCATTATCAAAATTTGAAACATTTTGCCGAAGATCACGAAGGAGTGGTTAATGGTGCCATGTTATATGACAGGCATTTAATGCAAGCTTTATTCCAATTACAAATAGGAAATCCGGGAAGTTCATTTGCAGTAGAAATAGCTAGGAAAATAGGTTTACCGGAAGAAGTAATAGCCGACGCATCCGAAATTGTAGGGAGTGAATATATCAATGCTGATAAATATCTACAAGATATCGTACGTGACAAACGTTATTGGGAAACCAAGCGTCAGAACATCCGCAAACGAGAAAAACAGATGGAAGAAACCATCGCCAAATACGAAGAAGAACTACAGGAACTGGAGAAAAGTCGTAAAGAGATTTTGCGAAAGGCCAAAGAAGATGCGGAAAAATTGTTACAGGAATCAAATGCCCGAATTGAAAATACCATCCGTATCATCAAGGAAGCACAAGCCGACAAAGAACGTACACAATCGGCACGTCAGGAACTGACTGATTTTAAAAATCAGATAGAAGATATCGAGAAAAAGAACAAGGAAGATGAAATCATCCGGAAAATGGAAAAACTCCGTGAAAAACAAGAGCGGAAAAAAAACAAAAAGGATAAAGCCAAGGCGGAATCTTCCCAACTGTCAATACCCAAAGAACAGCCTATCACTGTAGGTAGTACTGTAAAGATCAAAGGTCAATCCAGTGTCGGAGAAGTACTAGGAATTAATGGCAAAAATGCAATAGTTATGTTCGGAATGATAAAAACCAATGTAAAACTGGATAAGCTGGAACGTAGCACACCAATACAGCCCACCCAGAAAACAATGGTAAAAAGTACCTTCGTCAGCAGTGAAACACAAGATCGGGTATATGAAAAGAAACTAAATTTCAAACAAGATATTGATGTACGCGGTATGCGTGGCGATGAAGCTATACAGGCAGTAACTTATTTTATCGATGATGCCATACTATTGGGAATAGACCGTGTACGTATCCTTCACGGAACAGGTACAGGCATACTACGCACCCTGATTCGCAGCTATTTGGGAAGTGTTCCAGGAGTAGCACACTATCAAGACGAACACGTACAATTTGGTGGGGCAGGTATTACTGTAGTAGACTTAAAATAAACACATAGCGGATTTGCAAATTTGAGCAAAGCGTAGCGAATTAGCTGAAATAGCGTTCGTTACGCTATATTTTTCTCTTGGCGAAAAGCCAAAGAAAACCACGATACAGCCAAACGGTGCAGAAGTTCAGTTACCACCTCATTACCCCCGTAACGGGTACGGATTTCTTGCTAAATGGTTCTTTTTCTGCGATTTGCGTAATTCTACATAGCTGTCGGTAACTCACTATAAACTAATTTTGTAACCCAAAAAAGGAGTGAGTTATGCGAAGTACATTCAAGGTCTTATTTTACGTGAAGAAAGGCAGCGAGAAGCCCAACGGCAACCTGCCTTTGATGTGCCGCCTTACGGTGGACGGAGAGATTAAACAGTTCAGTTGCAAGATGGACGTTCCCCTGCGGTTGTGGGACGTGAAGAACAACCGTGCTTCGGGCAAGAGCGTCGAAGCGCAGAGAATCAACCTCGCGGTGGATAAAATCCGTGTGGAGGTAAACCGACGCTATCAAGAACTGATGCAGACGGACGGGTATGTTACCGCCGCCAAGCTCAAAGACGCCTATCTCGGTATCGGCGTCAAGCAGGAAACCTTGCTGAAACTGTTCGAGCAGCACAACGCCGAGTTCGCCAAGAAAGTCGGGCACAGCAGGGCGCAGGGGACATTCCGACGCTATCAGACGGTTTGCAGCCATATTCGGGAATTTCTGCCCCATACCTACAAGCGTGAGGATATTCCGCTAAAGGAACTCAACCTCACATTCATCAACGACTTCGAGTATTTCCTGCGCACGAAGAAGAAATGCCGCACCAATACCGTGTGGGGCTACATGATCGTGCTGAAATACATCGTTTCCATAGCGAGGAACGACGGGCGTCTGCCGTTCAATCCCTTTGCAGGGTACATCAACTCGCCCGAAAGCGTCAATAGAGGCTACCTTACCCAAAAGGAGATACAGACGCTCATGGACGCACTGATGAAGAACACCTACCATGAACTTGTACGGGACTTGTTCGTCTTTTCTGTTTTCACGGGTTTGGCGTACTCGGACGTAAAGAACCTCACCGCCGACCGCCTGCAAACATTCTTCGACGGCAACCTATGGATCATCACCCGACGGAAGAAAACCAACACCGAATCGAATATCCGTCTTTTGGACGTTCCCAAACGCATCATCGAGAAGTATAGGGGACTGACAAAGGACGGTTGTGTGTTTCCCGTTCCGAGCAACGGCAGTTATAACAAGATACTCAAAGAGATAGGCAGACAATGCGGCTTCAAGGTGCGGCTGACCTATCATGTAGCCCGACACACGAACGCCACGACCGTACTTCTGTCGCACGGCGTACCCATCGAAACCGTGAGCCGCCTATTGGGGCACACGAACATCAAAACCACCCCAATTTACGCCAAAATCACCGTCCAGAAGATAAGCCAAGACATGGAAACCTTATCGTACAAGCTGGAGGAGATGGAGAAGAACATCTGCCGAGCCATTTAGTCACCTTAAAACAGCATACCGATGAAAGAAGAAAGGAACATCATCACGATAGATGAATACGGCAATATCTCCCTGCCGACCGACATAGGCGCAACCGCCATGACCGAGTGGGAAATCTGCGAACTGTTCGGGATTGTCGCCCCGACGGTTCGGGCAAGTATAAAGGCACTCTGCAAGAGCTGAGTTTTGAGATAGGAGCAGCATAGAGGTTTACGACCTCGAAACGATAGCCGTCCTCGCTTTCCGTATCGAATCGTTCGGGGCGACGAAAGTCCGCAAAGTGTTGTTGGAGAGAATAACGCACCGGCGAAAAGAGAAAACGACGGTTATCGTATCTGTCGTTGCCGACACCGAGCCGAGCCGCCGATGGATGGCGTAACGGTCTGTCGGTCGGGGTATCAGTCCGTCATACATTCATACGGTCATACCGTCGCACGGACGGAAAGGGGCTGTTTCCCGACCGAAAGGGGGAAATAATAAGGTGGGGTTATACGGGTAAGCAGGCGGCAGAGAGAGCTACCGCCGAAAGACCGCCGACACGCCGCAGGGTATTTACGGAGAAAATACCGTAGCTTATTAGGGAATTTTCCGAGCCGCAATACTCCGTATCGCTGAAAATTCCCCAATAAGGCAAGGGGCAAGCCCCTCTGCACACCCCATCGGGGACGGCTATTTGCCGCCCCCGAAGATACGAAGAATCATTGTTTCACAAGCTAAAAAAGAAAGGAATATATATGGGTTTCGTAGTATTGCACATGGAAAAGGCGCACGGCAGCGACAGCGGAACGACCGCCCACATCGAGTATTTCATCATCCCGAAGAACGCAGACCCGACACGGACGCACCTGAACCGAAAACTCGTTGCGTACCCCGACGGGATTAAAGACCGTTCGGCAGCTATACAGAGAAGATTGGAAGAAACGGGACTGACACGCAAAATCGGAAACAACCAAGTACGGGCAATCCGCATTACCGTGTCGGGAACGCACGAGGACATGGAACGCATCGAAAGGGAGGGGCGTTTGGACGAGTGGTGCGCCGACAATATGAAATACTTCACCGACACGTTCGGAAAGGAGAACATCGTGGCGGCGCACCTGCATAGGGACGAGGAAACGCCCCACATACACGTCACGCTCGTCCCCATCGTCAAGGGAGAGCGCAAACGCCGCAAACGGGAGGAACAGACAAAGAAGCGATACCGCAAGAAGCCGACCGACACCGTAAGACTGTGCGCAGACGATATTATGACACGACTGAAATTAAAGTCCTACCAAGATACCTATGCCGAAGCGATGGCGAAATACGGGCTGCAAAGAGGCATAGACGGCTCGAAGGCACGGCACAAGTCCACGCAGCAGTATTACAATGAAACGAAGAAACTCGCCGACAGCCTCAAAGCGGAGGTCGTGGATTTGCAGCGTCAGAAAGAAACGGCGCAGGAGGAACTCAAACGGGCGAAAAAAGAGATACAGACCGAGAAGCTGAAAGAGGCAGAGACCACCGCAGCCGCCAACATCGCCGAAAGTGTCGGTTATCTTTTCGGTAGTAACAAGGTCAAGACGCTGGAGAGGGAGAACACCGCCCTGCATAGGGAGGTGGCCACGCACGGGGAAGCCATCGAAGCCCTGCAAACCCGAATACAGACCATGCAGGCAGACCACAACCGACAAATGGCGGAAGTAGAGCGGAAGCACCGCAGGGAGATAGCGGACAAGGAAGCGAGGCACAAGCAGGAAATATCGTTTCTGAAAACGGTAATCGCAAGGGCGGCGGCATGGTTTCCCTATTTCCGTGAAATGCTCCGTATTGAAAACCTATGCCGCCTTGTCGGGTTCAGCGACGGGCAGATCGCAACGCTCGTCAAGGGAAAACCGTTGGAGTATGCAGGGGAACTCTACTCGGAGGAACACAAACGGAAATTCACGACCGAAAAGGCAGGGTTTCAAGTGCTGAAAGCCCCCACGGACGGGACGAAACTGGTTCTTGCCATCGACCGAAAGCCCATAACCGAATGATTTAAAAAGCAATTCGACAAGCTAAGGCAGAATATACATCGCCCCATGCAGCCGCAAAGGAAAGGAAAGGGGATAAAACTGTAATTCCTTCATTACATTAAAGTACAATAAAAAGTGCTGTTCATAAACGGCTAATGTGCGGTATTTTTGCTAATTTTACATCGAATATGAAGAATGAAAAGCAAAAGAGATATAAACACTATATGAAAACAAAGTGATTAATCTTACAGAATTAAATAATTGAAAATAACATCTTTACATAAGATGATTGAAGAGAAGAACTATTACGGAAACCTTTGTACAGAGATGTACGAAATCTTGCATGCAGAAGCACCGCAAGACGAATTGAATTTTTATCTTTCTTATGCTGAAAAAGGAAAAAAGATTTTAGAACCTTTATGCGGCAGTGGACGTTTTCTTGTTCCATTCGTGGAAAGAGGGCTTGATATAAGTGGCATAGACTTATCCAATGAAATGTTACAAAAGTTAAAACAGAAATTGCCTGAGGCAAAAGTCGTTCAAGCTGATATTATAAAATATTCTCCAAGAGAGAAGTTTGATTATATATTTATCAGCTCGGGCTCTGTGTCATTATTTACCGATACTGATTTGTGTAAACAAATCTTGTGCAGAATAAAAGAATGGTTGTCTCCAATGGGTAAGTTTGTATTTGCTGTTGATACAATCGCCAATAGATGTACAGATGACAATGATTATGCGATTGCGGTTTCTGTAAAGACAAAGGAGAATTTTGAACTGGTGTTAAAGTCGAAGAACCATTACGATGAACAAAGTCAGACCCAGCTCTCTCCCGGAATTTATGAAATGTATAGTGATACGAAATTGATTCAAAGCGAATTTATGGATTTCCAGACGCACCTTTATAAGTATGGTGAAATGGAAGAATATTTGAAAGAAGTCGGGTTTACTCAAGTCAAAACTTATTCTTCTTTTGACAAGGAAATAGCCATTAACGATCGATGTGAAATGTTTTTATTTGAATGCAGCTTATAATATGAATACCCCCACAATAAAAACTGACAGATTGATTCTAAGGAAATTTCTGGAAAACGATATAGAGGCTCTTTTCCTTATTTTGAAAGACAAAGAAGTCAATAAGTTCCTTCCTTGGTATTCTCTAAAAGATATCGAAGAAACCAAAAAATTCTATGCGGAAAGGTATGCAGCCAAATATGAACAACCTCAAGCATACGCTTATGCCATTTGTCTGAAAGACGACAATTTTCCAATAGGATATGTTAAAGTTGATATGGAAGAGCACCATGATTTTGGTTATGGGCTCCGTAAAGAATTTTGGCACAGAGGTATCGCTTCGGAGGCTGGCAAGGCTGTTGTCGAACAAGTAAAGAAAGATGGATTACCGTACATTACTGCCACACATGACAGGAACAATCCAAGAAGCGGTAATGTAATGCAGGCTTGCGGTATGAAATACTGCTACACGTATGAGGAATTGTGGCAACCTAAGAATTTTTTGGTCGCATTCAGAATGTATCAACTGAACTTTACAAAAGGGCAGGATTGGATATACCAAAAATATTGGGAGGAACATCCTAACCATTTTATTGAAGAGTTGTAACCCTATTGGATAGTGGGTTATTTTTGCTATATTAGTTATGATTATTTTGATTGCTGGTGACACGCATACGGGAAAAACCTTGCTTGCACAAAGACTGTTGGAGAAATACAAATATCCCTATCTGTCAATAGACCATCTGAAAATGGGACTTATTAGGAGCGGGCAGTGTGGTCTTTCCGCTGATAGCAGCGATGCAGAACTGACGGAATATCTGTGGCCGATTGTTCGGGAAATGATAAAGACCTGTATTGAAAATTCTCAGAACCAGATTGTGGAGGGCTGCTATATTCCGTTTGGTTGGGAAAAAGATTTCTCCCTTGAAGATTTGCGACAAATCAAGTATATCTGTTTAATATTCAGTAAAAAATATATAGAAACTCGTTTGGATGATATTCTTCGATTTGAAAAAGTAATAGAGAAACGATTGTCTTCTGATGTAATCTTAGACGAGATAATAAAAACAAACGAGTATAACTTGGAACAATGTGTGTTACGACACTATAACCATATTCTGATTGATGATACTTATCAAATTGACATTGAATGCATATAGTTTTTTGATTGGAACATTGTAGTTTTGAATATTTGTTCTAACTTTGCATTTAGAAGGGTTATTTGACAGCATAGCAACGCAAAACGCTGAAATTCGCACAGTTGCCAAATCGTTACCTCTATTTCTCAAATAATTCGCTAAAAGTTTATTCTTCAATCGGTTAAGTCAAACCGATAAAAATCTAAAATAATATTTTAATAGAATAAGAGGCTGTTTTTAATTAATTTTCTCTATATTCGCACTAAAATTAGAGAAAATTAAAAGCAAAGGTGGCAGCGGGAACTTCTCATACAACTATAAGTATTAAGCTTAATGAGCAAGGGTTTCATGATATTTTCAATAAATATTATGTAACTCTATGCTTATTTGCCAATCAATATACAGAAAATCAAGAAACTTCAGCAGATATTGTACAAGATTCATTTGCCAAACTATGGCAAATAAGAGAAGATTTTTTTTATCTGCACCAAGTAAAAGCATTTTTATATACAGCTGTACGCAATAAAGCACTCAACGAACTGGAGCATTCAAAAGTAGTATATGAATACGCTCAAAATGTCATCGAAAAGAAA